GCGGCCGGGACGTCTGACATTAACCGTGTTACCGATTTTTGCACCGACCACTGCGAACTGATCATCGTAATTGCGGTCCACCTCGCTCGTAAACGTCAATTCGTTTTCGAGCACCATAAGAGCTTCATTTGTGATTTTTGATATCGTCAATAAATTGTTTGACATGATCTTTCCTTAAAAAAATTACCTGATTTTTCCCGCCCGCCGCGCCTCTTTCCACGCCTGATATGTGCCGTGAAATTCACCACTTGAATTAATGGGAATATCCGCAACACCACCGCTAGGCTTTAAGGCACGCACCGGTGCGGGTGCTTTACTTGTCTTGACCGTAGTCTCCTTAGCCGGTTCCGCCTTTTCGTATAGCTTTTCCAATTTTCCCAATTCAAGAAGGGCTTTGCGTGTGGGCATGGCCGCCAACTTTTGTGCGTATTCCAAATCCTCCGCCAAGTGATATAGGATTCTTGGGCCTACATCCGATTCCAATATGGAATCACGGATTTCATCGGAAACAACAACATTAGCCGTTGAAACCATTTCATCGTAATCGGGCAATTCGGCTTTCACTTGATCTAATTTGGATGACCAAGATTGGATAACCTTTTGTCTTTCCTCATTAGCCTTGCGATTCGCCTCCTGTTGATCCCTTTCCGCCAACGCCTTTTCGGTTGAATATTGGGCCAAAGCCTTTGCATATTCAAACGCATCCTGAAATTGCCCCGGTTGCGGTTCCTGATCAACGCTCGGCCTTTGTGGTGCCGCCACTTGCTCAAGTGCCCTTAACCTATCCTCCAACGCTTGCCTTTGTTGGCGTTCCGCTTCCGCCTCCGCCTTTGCCGCCTCGCGTTGTTTCGTCAATTCGGAAAATCTTTTCTCTAACTTTGGGTTCGCCCGCTTTTCCTCTACGGGTTTGGCTTCCTCTTGCACCTCGGGTTCATTCTCAACCACCTCCGTTGATGGCTCGGCATCCACCGCCACATCATCCGTTTGATCGGCTAAACCTAAACGATTTGCATAAAATTCCGCCGCATTCTCGCTTGTGAGCACTTGGCCCGCTTCTTTTTCCGACATAGGTTTCCCTAAGAATTAACCCCGTGCATCCCCACGGGTAAGGTTTGTGTAATCTTTACACGAAATCATTACTTTGTCAAACACGCCCATTTCGTTTGTGTTCATAAACCACTTGTTCTTTTGATCCGGTGTTGAAATTTTCTTTATATTGTTTGTTATTCAAATCACTAAGGGCGGCCTCAATGGCTTGTTTTCTACCCATTTCGGATTTCATTTTTTCAAATTTTGGATGTGTTTTAGCTTTTTCGTGTTGTTCTTTGGCATATTTTTTAGCCAATTCTTTTTGTTCATCATTCATCATTAGATTGCCCTTTCTATGGCTTCCGCCTTTGCTTCACGTTCACTTATCCGATCCAAATGCGCCAAATAAATGGCCAATTGGGCTTTGATATTTTCTACCTCTAATTGCGTCTGTGTCTTAGCCACCGTATCTTGTGCTTGCGTGTGTGTCTTTAAGACCATATCCATGTGTCTTTCCTGATCACGCAATTCAATATCATGGGCGCGGTTGGTTTCTTTGATCAATGTGCGCTTGGTTTCCGCATCCTGTTTCATCTGCTCCACATCCGCACGATTCTTAATCATCAATTGCATTGCTTGTAATTGTTGTTGCAATTGTTGAATAGTTTGTTTGGATTGGGCCAATTGCATTTGCACTTGTGGCGGCACGGGTGATTTATCATCAATTTGTGCCAATGGGTTGCTTGCGGCCAATCGATCCGCAATTACATCCGCACCGGGGAAATCCATGTTTCTAAAGATCAAATCACCGGCAACATTCATCAAATTGGGATCGGCACTTAACAAAGGCATCATCGATTCAACCGCCTCAATCCGTTTACTGTTGTAGCCGGGGCCGGTATCCATCACCACATCGTATTCGCCAACGGTAACATCGTTTAATATCTTTTCAACGCCTTGTTCGTCTTGGCCACGCTTATTGATTTCAACCAAATCCGGCTTTCCATCATCGCCAATAATCCGCATCACACGCGCGTTATCGTAGATTTTGGGGATTAGATCAAGAATAATTCGGGCCGTGTGCTTAATGGATCGCGTTAGATTATCGTAATAGTGGTAATTAGATAGATCAATTTGTTGTTGTTGGCCATTTAGGGCCTTGCCGCTAATGTTTCCGGTTGGCATTTGGTTTGGATCAAAGATGCCCAAAACCGCTTGCATATCGCTATTAATTCCATCCGCGGCGGCCATAATTCCCGCGGGCGGTGCCTCCGGTTGAATCCGTGTTGGCACCGGCGCGGGCACGCCCTCGATATCCTTTTGCTTGTATCGCAACACCGGCATCGATTTAATGTTTGCCTGTGCCCATTCATTCTCGTGGCCCTCATCCTGTCCCTCGGCAATTAACCACTTGGCCTTTGGCGCTAGGGCAACGGATTCGGTTAGCGCGGTTTTCCAAAAGTTATACATCCTTTGTGGGTCTTTGGCCATTCGCACCAAGCCATATTTTTTGCGCTTGTTTTCAACAATGAATTCCTCACCATACACCGGCACAATTGGAATGTATTTGCTTGCCCATTTGCCCTCCTCTAGCACCTCCATGCCCGTGCAAATGATCTGTTTCACCTCTTTTTTAAATGATGGCCTTTCATCAACCACCACCAAGCCACGGGCCAACATTTCCGCCTGATCGGGCAAATCGGATCGGAAAGCCTTTTCGCCATTGCTTAATAGGCATAGCTTATCCGCCTTTCTTTCCGTATACCAATATTCCGCAATCCGGATATCCTCCCGCATCACCCATTCCGCATTGCTATCGCCGGTGCCGCGTTGTGTAAATCCCGCGCCATCATCCGCGCCGGGATACATCTTTCGGAATATTTCCTTGCTAACCACTTGCGTTATTAGGCACTTTTCCGCATCCGATCCATCCGGCAAGATGCTATTTGGATCAAAATACACGGTGAATGGGTTGTGTATCGGCTCAATGTATATTTCCTGATCAAAGGAATTTTCCCGCACATAATCCGTTTTTAGCCGCCAATAGCCAAAGCCCATCCGCACCGCGTAATTAAACGCGTTGTCATAAGCGTGATCCGCATCCGATTGCACCTCAATATGGCGGCATATCCCCGTTAAGATTTCCGCAATCTTGGCATCGGATTGGTTATTCATGCCGTGGACTTTAATCCGCGGGCGTTGTTGTCTTTGTTGATTAGTGACTTGCCTTACATACGCATCGATCTTGTTGATCGTTAGGCATGGCCGTGCCTCCAATGATCGGCTATTCTGTATTTCAACCGGCCATTGATCACCGGCGGCGAATTTCAAATCCTCTAGCGCCTCGGATCGGTTATTCGTATCCGCGTCATTGGCTAACTTTAAGAACTTTTTCGCCTCATCAATCCGTGGATCGAATTCTGTTTGGTTATCGGCCATATCTATCCCATCCAATTCGCTGGTTCATAAACGGGTTTTTTCACTACCAATTTCTTTGGCTCTTGGATCATCAATCCCAACATCCGAAACGCATCCGCGCCATGCGAATATTGATCATGCAATGGTGTTCTTGAAAACTGTTTCGTATCCGGATCAACCTCATACCGGTAGTGTCTAAGGCATTGTAGCCCATCGGCGCAATTTATTCTATCAAACCAACAATTGCTAAAGATCGTGCGTGCGGCGTTAATTGAATCCGCTATTGGTGTCCTTGGGATAATCCGCGTCTTATAGCCCGCCGCCCGCACAATTTCCTCAATTGATCGCCCCGCCGCCGCCAATGTCTTGTTTTCCGCATCATGCGGTAGCCATAGCGTGTCAAACACATATCCAAAAGTTTGCATCTTGGCCAAGATAGCCGATATGGTTTCTTGTGATGTTTCAAAATAGCGGATTAGGCGGGTTTCCATTCCCACGAATTGCACAAACCACAATGCCGTTGCATCCGCCCAACCCAAATCAAAGACAACGTGAACGGGTTTAATCGGATCGTAGGGCACCTTTCCGATTCTTTCTTGTAGATCGGCCAATTGGATTTCCTTGGCAAAAACGGCCCCATCCACGGTTTGCCTACAAATCCCCTCCCACACCATGTTATACGCCTCCGGATCACGATTCTTTAGCGTATCTTTTTCTAGCCGCAACACATCCGGAAACCACGGGTTATCAGACCAATTGATCTTTTGCACAATGGCGTTTTCGGGCGTGTGGATAACGAATCTTTGGTAGGTTTCATCCGTTTCTAATTCCGGATTGAATGAAACCCATATTTCCGATTGTTCTTTTCTAATCGTTGGGATTAGCGTATCCCATGATCGCTTAGAAACCGTCTGCGCCTCCTCCACCCAACACACATCCACGCCCTCATAGCTCTTTACATTCGCCACATTATTTTTTAGGCCAACAAAGTTAAATTCCGATCCATTCTTGCCGCGGATTGTTCTATCCGTTATTTCATAGAATTCCGTTAGCCCCATTGCGGTGATTTGATCACACAATAGCTTATGAACGGAATCCCTGATAGATGTTTGAAATTCACGGGCACATAGCACGCGTGTTGCCTTGTTAGCGCCGATGATCAACAGCGCCCTAGCTATTCCCCAACTTTTTGCCCCCCCTCGCCCTCCAAACAACACCTTATAGCGTGCCGGTTGGAATAGGCATTGCAACTTTAGCGGGAATTCAATATTAGCCTCCATTTGGGCTTACAAACGTCACCGCAATGTTTGTTAGCAATGGTGCGCCATTTTCACCGGTGATTTCTTGTTTAACCGATTCACGATATTTCTTTGGGAAACGTGCGGCCATTGATCGTGACCAAATACTTGCGTTTAGCTTGGCCCCATCCTTGTGCTCTAGCATATATGTCTGCGCCTGTTCCTCCCACCACGTTTGCTCCGCTATCTTGGCATCATCCAAGGCGTGCAGAAAGTCCGGATAACGATCACGCCAATCATACATAACTCTTAATGACACACCCAAATATGTAGAAATTTGTTCTACACTTTTACCCTTTGCGCCTAATTCGACAACTAGATCGCAATACTTTGGGTCATATAGTGTTGGGCGGCCGCGTTCCATTATTTCTTTTTCGCCTTTGCTTTGGCGGCTTCGCGCTTTTCCGAATAGGCTATGGCTACCGCCTGCTTTACCGGCTTGCCCGCTTTCACTTCGGCTTCAATGTTCTTTTTGAATGCTTCTTTTTTGGTTGATTTGATTAATGGCATTTAGCAATTCCAATTCTTTAATGATGCCTTGGCCCTTTCGGCGGGGCCTTTGGCGTGCTTGACTACACCTTCCATTCGCGCACAAAATGATGCCTTTCGGCCCTTATCCTTTTCGGTTTTGGGGTTGGGTGCCGGTGCCTTTAGATTTGATCCGTTTTTGGCATTGTATTCCGCACGCCCCTTGGCCGTCATTCCGGCCCCCTTTTCCGTTGGGTTGTAGGTTTTGCCCTTGCCCGTTGTTTTGTGTGGGATTGGTTTATCGTGTGCTTTCATTTTTTGGCCGTTTTTGCGGATTGTTTAAATGCGGCGGCGGTTGGTGCGCCCTTGGTGCCGGGCTTTCTCATCTTTTCAACCGGCTCACCCGCGGCCTTTTCCCGCTTGATCCGTTCCTGTTTGGCATGAATATTAGCGTATAAACCGGCTTTCATTCCATTTCCTCCACAAAACACACATCTTTCCAAGACATCACAATTAAATTTTCATCTTTTAATTCTTGATATTTTAGATATTCGTCTTTGTAATCCTTGGCCAATGTGCCGAAATAAATCTTATCCCCAACACTTAGCCCCTGATCCTTGGCATCATCGCCCAATGCGGTGATATGCCCCACCGTGGGTGCCTCCGCCGTCTGTATCCACAAATCGCTTTGGATTCGTTGAATAGGCTTTACAAATATCTTATCACGCAATGGCTTAATCATTTTTCCGTGGCCTCCCGCGCTTGGGGCTTGAAAAAACGCCCAAGGCGCTAGCCTCGGGCAAACTCTCGGCAACTGCATTACCCACCGAGATTTCTTTCCTTGCAAATTCGCCACACCATTCGTTTTGGGAACGGGTTTTGTAATCGGGATACCGGCGGCATGATCCTAAATCGTGCCCTATGTAAAACCGGCATACCTTACAATTGTCATCAGCCATATTAACTACCCTCTTAGTTTCTGTGGTTAGAAACGCCCCATTGTGTTCTAGACTTTGGGGTGTTTCGCATTACATTGAATCTTGGACGTGATCCATACGCTTGTGCTCATAACAAGTAGATTCCGATGATCCACCTTTCATTTCGCCCAAGCGGCCATCGTGCATTCCCATGTGCTTGGAATCACGGCTACCAATTCCATCCATCTTGCCCATGCCCACACCGCCCTCGATCGGGCGCTTGCGCTCTCCGGATGTGTCACTTGACAATGCGCCGCGGGGGATTTTTTCCCCTGATGCGCCGGGCACAAATCTTTCTTTATCCTCTTTTGGCACGCGCACATTCTTTTCGCCGGTGCGATCAGATGATTTTGCGCCCATTGGCAAATTTTCCATTTTGGGGTATCCCATGATAAATCCTTTGTTTCTTTGCAAAAAACACTACACTTTGTAGCAATTACACTATATCACATTTTGGGTTTGTCAAGTGTTTTTTTCTTTTAGCTTGGTTTCTAAAGCCTTTGCATTTTGTTGAAAATTCATAGTATTCATGTAAACACTTTCAATTTCCTCATCCGTCAGTCCTACCCATGTGCGTTGCTCATCTTTTGTTTTTAGTGCTTCTTTAATACTTTCAATAGCTTTGATGCGTTTGTCGTAATCAAAATCAGTCAGAGCTTCTAATGCAAGTTGTAATACTTCGTCTTTAGCAATAGCATCAACAATAGTGCGTACCATACCTTCGCTAAAATGTTCGCAGAGTAAAATAACTGCTTCGTCTTTAGTCATTTCGCATCCTCCCAAATCCATCCCAACAATTCAGTTGTGTTTTTGATTTGTTTATCCGTTGGTTTTTGAAACATTGCAAATTTTGTTGTAGGCCCACCACCATACAAACACCAATAACCAACTGGGTCAGGAGGTTTGTAAAAGGTAACAACTCCTTTAGCCGTTCCTATGCCTACATCCCCAGTTACAGGGTCTATTCTTAACCTAGTGTCTAACTCACCATTTTCTTTATATGTTGGTAATGGATTCATGTTTTTTCTCCTTGCATTTATGAAACGGCATAACACGACCAATCCAGCCAATCAATTCACCACATTTTTGGCAACAATAAGATGGATAATTGGTTTTCATTCTTGTCCCCTTGCTCGGATTCGACTAGCCATTACACGTTCAAAATATTCTTCACATAATTTTGCACATTCCTCACGCTCTGCCAAAACCGCCAATCGGATCATTTCGTCAATTTCCCATCGGCGCAATGAAACCAATTGGCTGTCTTTAGATGGCGTAAGTTGTAAATCAATCTTTGCAAGCATACGCTCAAATTCCTCATTTTCCGGCGTTTTTTCCATGATCAAAACGGCACATCGTCATCCATAGCACTTACCCCACGCCCCATTGGCCGGCCGCCTTGTGGGGCCGCGTAAGGCGTTTCTATGGGGTCATTCATGTAGGCCCATCCATCCCAACCGCCAACCGGCACGCAATCGATTTTTAACATTGCGCCGTTTTTAGTATCAATCACCGATCCAATCTTTTGATAGCGGTTTTTCTGTTGGCCATCCTTGTTGGTATAGGTTCCGCTTATAACTTTGATTTCCTTTAATACCTTGCTCATTTGAATTTCCTTAATATTTCAACTTTTTTCGTAACTTCATCCAAAAACTGTGTAATTTCTAATTCCAACATCCGCACATACGTTGGATCGTATTCAACCCTTTCAATAAATATTTGTAGATTTTCCGGAAACCGCGGATCATAGCTAACAAAATCACACCAATTGCGGCCGGTGCAAGCCATTTGCCACATCATTTGTGGAATGTATTTAGCCGGCACCTTTTGCGTTAGCATGGTTTCCATGTGTGTGGCGCTATTGGGGCATTTCACCTCGATCAACCCATCCATGCCCACCAATCCATCGGGGCTTGCGCCTGACATTTCTATTGTTGGGTGATCCACAAAGCCGGTTTCGTTAACAAATAGCCCACGTTTCAATTCATAGGCTTGCCGCGCCATTGGTTCCGTTTCCGTGCCCCATTGCATCGCGGCATTGGTGTAGCTTTCCGCTTGTTTGTTGGTTAGCCTTTCCAACACCAATTGTGTTGAATAGTTTTCGCGGCTTGCGCTTGGGCCGGTTTTTGTCTTTGCAATCACATCCGCCACGCGGCTTGCGGTTACTTTTCCAAGGCGTGCGGCAAACCATTCATCCGATCTTTGTTCCATCATAGTAACCTCATTATGTGAATTCCATCTTTCTTGCACTTGTATGTATACGATCCAACGCCCCAATTATCCGATGCGTATCCGCAAATAGCGCCCGATAGCCGGTCTTTATCGTAATTGTTATAGGGCACACATATTTCAATGCCCGTTAACAATTCGTTTAAATAAGGCGATATGTAGGTTTTCAATTCGCCCCATTTGTATTTGAATGATCTTTTCTTTTGGGGGATCGATTCAATGTTTCCAAATCTATGGCCATCGGGTGTGATGATTAGATATTGCACATTTAGGTTTTTTAATATCCTATCCGTTTTTCTAATTTGATCATCAAACAATGTTTTCATTTTCCATATCCCTATAAATGTTTAATTCGGCAACAACCATATCGATCACATCGTATCTTTCAATTTCCATGAAATTTGACACACCAACCATTGTTTCAATCAATGCCGCCAACGTGGTTGACATTTCTTGCCCCACAAATAATTGCATAATTTCTTCGTGCAATTGTTCTTTTGTTTTTTGTTTAACTTTTTTCATCATTCGGCCAATCTTAATTTGGGTTTTTTAACGGTGCGGTATTCAAAAATATCCGCATATCTAGGATTCATCAAGGCAAACAATCGGCAAAGATAAGGCGTGTGGTTGTTGTTCAATTTCCAAATCCCATTTTCGCTAAGTGCCGAATGGTGCCTTAACACCTCCAAGATCGTGCGCCCCGAATAGTGCTTATAGCCTTTGCGAATGATTTTCATTGTTTCGTGTTGAAAAGCATCGTAAATGTGTTCGTTGTTCGGAAACCAACTAAAGAATTCATCACTAAATTGGCTTTCGTGATACAACATGATTTGGATTCTTTCATCAATCATCGTTAACCTCGCATTTTTCGCATCCGGGGTGATCCGGATCAAGGCAATGTGGGTGCTTTAGCAATTCGTTTCGATACGCGTTTTCGATTGCATCTTGTTCGCGCCAATAATCGCTTTCCGCGGCGTAATCACTATTCATCATGCGGGCACCTTTTCTTTCATTTCGTCTTTAACGGCAATCACGCGATCTTGGTGTGCTTTTTCGCTTTGGCACGCCTGAAATGCTATTCGATACGATGCCACTAATTGTTCCTGATTTTCCGCGTGGCGCATCTTTTCGATTAGCTTATCCAATTCTTTAACATTAACGTGGCTAACAATCTTTGTTTCCACTTTCTTGGATGCGTGGTTTCCGTCATCATCTTCCGGTGCAATCCCGCACGCGGCCATAAGCGAATAGCGCCGCGCATAGGTTAATGCCGATGCGTAGCCCTGTGGATCGGCCTTAACGGCGGGGAAATGCAACATACCGCATTCCAATCTTTCGCCGCTTTCGTGGATAAAGATTGTTTCCACAATCACGCCATCCGCACATTCGTAGGTTTTTTGTAATAAGAATATTCCGTTATCGTTTAGCGCATCAATCACCGCCTCCACACACCCCGCCAAATCAACATAGCGTGATTTAAAGTGTGGGTTGATGGATTGCTTTAGCGCGGGGTTAAATGCCTTTTGTGCTTTAACCAATGCTGTTGAAATGTTTTTCATGCGAAATCCTTTGTTATTTCTTTGATTTGCTCAATCGTTGATTCCAATTCCTGTTGCAAAAATTCAATTTCCTTGCAAAGTGATTCAACTTGTAATTTGTAATATCCGCTTTCAAATGCGTAATTGCTTTTGAATTGGTATTGGGCCATTGCGTCATCGCAATTTTTAACAATGTTTTCAAATCTATTCATTTCATGGCCTCCACACAAACATATCTAACATAATGACAACAATTGCAATTGCGTATGCAAACAATTCAAGTTTCGTAAACATCTTGCGAATCGGTTTCTCTATGCAAGCCCCATATTCCATAGTATTCGGAAATGCGTCTTTCGTTGTTCTGTGGTATCTTTCCATTTAAATCACCTGTGATTGTTAGTGCTTGGTTGATGATGTGTGCGGGATATTGAATGCCAACCCGCACTTGATCTAGGATTAGGTTGGCTTGTTCTTTTGTCATTAATAATCTTGGCCATTGCGTGCGGGCGCGGCACCTAAGAATTCAACATTCAAAGGCGCATCGTATTTCCAAGAAACCGGTGTTTTATTTTCTTTAGATGTAAACATAATAAAAGGGCGATTGCCTTTTAATAATTCACGGGCGCTATCTAAAGCATCTTGCACAGTTGCGTATTCAAAATGTTGCAATGTGTCTTGTGTTTCTAAAATGTATGATTTTTTCATCTTGCTACTTTCTTAAAAGACCGCTTACGATGTGTTGCGGCATGATTGTTATTGTATAGCCATCTAAACATCTAAACATAGGACAAACCCTAATTTTTTAAAATAAATTAAATATTGTTGTTTTTTTCACTATCGTTGATTTTTTGTGTTGCCTTGCGCCAATCGCCCTTGCAAAACACCAAAACGTTTTGATGCACTTTGGCCATCTTTCGGCCTATTTCAAATTGCTTTGTCACGCGCATGGCGGCCGATCCAACCGATGTCGCTAGTATCGCCTCGTTATATAGCCGTGCCCCGCATATTTCAAAGGCATTAATTGTTTCGCTAACAAAGTTTCTATAAAAGCCCTTTTTATCGCGGAAATCGCCCACCACAAAGCACGCAAACGAATCATCCTTTAGCGCCCTAACGGATCGCCAAATAATCCGCCTATAAGCCGCTAGAAAGGCGTGGAAATCCATGTTTGATAAATCTTGTGGGTGATCCGAATACACCTCCAAATCGCCATAAGGCGGGCAACTAAAGATGAAATCCGCATCCGGCAATTTCGTTTCCATGCTATCGCCACAAACCCATTGGGGCTTAATTTTTGTATTAATATCGTTGGCTTGGATGATATTGGCATCAATTTGTTCTTGCCTTAAATCACACCCCCAATAATTCCGCCCCATAGCACCCGCCACAATCCCCCGCACCGATCCACCGGCAAAGGGATCAACCACTAAGCCGCCCAAAGGGCAAAACCATTTGTAGGCCAATTCCGATAGCACCGGATCAAACACCGATGTTGCCCCAAGCCCTTGGGCACCGCCGCTTAGATCATTCTTTTTGATCCAATCCGTTGTATTAAATGTGTGCGCGTATTTTTTCCGGTTGTGATACCAAATGGTGCTTTCGCTAGATTCCATTAGGTTTTCCCCCCGCCCCACCTCCGATTTAATCCCCAACGCAATCCACGCCCTTTTTCTTTCTTGCCATTCGCCCGATTGGGCATTTAATATTGTGAATGGCGGCAATATAAAACGTTGGTTAATAACGCTTTCCGCATTAGGCTTAACAACATCGCCGAATAAATCAACACCATATAAATCCATTTTGATTTCCTTAAAAAGACCACGATATGTGGATTGTGGTGTATTGTATAGCCTACTAAACATCCATGCAATAGTTGATTTGTATATTTAACTAAACTATAATATGGCTTATGACATTAAACAAAGCAATCGAATGTGCCGGATCAAAGGCGGAATTGGCGCGTATCCTTGGAATAACTAGGGGCGCGGTTAGCCAATGGGTTGAAATCCCTATGGCCCGTGTGTGGCAATTACAACTTTTACATCCGGAATGGTTTTTGTTTAGTTGATATAATGATTTGAAACGCGGCTAGGGTAGCTCCCGAAAAGACGATTCGTTACCGTCCTGCCGATGTTTTCTTTTTAACGCAAACCGAAAAACGTAAGGTTATATGCACTATTACAATTTCCATATTGGGGATTACAAATCCCACACCCATCATTTAACGATCATTGAAGATATAGCTTTTCGGCGTTTGCTTGATCATTACTATTTACATGAAGCGCCGATTAAGCAAAGAAATATTGCTAGGCAAATTGGAATGCTTGAATACGAACAAGATGTTCTTTCCGTTTTAAATGAATTTTTTCACGATACACCCGATGGATATATTCACCCGCGGGCGGATGAGGAAATTGCAAAATATCGTGAGTTAAGTAACGCCGGTAAACGTGGTGCGGCTAAACGTTGGAATAGCCCCCCCATAGCCCCCCTATGGCCACCCCATAGCCCCCCCAATGCCACCCCAATAGCAACCAATAACCAAGAACCAGTAACCAATAACCATATATATACGGATTTTGAAAAAGTTTTAAAAGCCAAAAACAAAACACTAACCGAAACATTGATCGCATCAATTCAGGCGGAGGCGGCCAAAGCCAACTTGACCATAGATGAGGTGATCAAGATTTGTTGTGAGCGTGGTTGGTCAACATTCAAAGCCGAATGGGTTTTGCCAAAAGTTGATGTTATTCACCAAACGGTGCCTAGCACGATTGGGCGCGATCCAATCCTGATTAAGTTAGAAAACGATGCTAAAAACGCCGTGGCCATGCCCGATGATGTGAAAGCAAAATTTAAAATGATCAAAAACAATGCTTGATCCGGTTGAACATTACGCGCGTTTAGCACTTAAGCCCGGTTGGATTGATTACGTTAGGCAACGCGTGAAAGAGTTGGAAAACGATCCAACCGGAATGTTTAAGGGATTGGGAATAGCAATTAAACAAAGAATGGATGAATTAAATGTTTCATGTGACATTTCGGGTTGATGGCCAACCGCACGGAAAGGGCCGCCCACGCTTTACACGCCAAGGCGGATTTGTTAGGGCATACACCGATGCTAAAACGCTATCCTATGAAAGCATAATTCGATTGGCGGCACAAAAATCAATGGGCGCATCAATGCCGCTTACAACGGCGTTAGACGCGTTTGTTTACATATCCTTGGCCATCCCATCAAGCTATTCTAAAAAACGCAAGGAATCGTGTTTAAACGGCTTGGAAAAGCCAATTAAAAAGCCGGATATCGATAACGTGGCCAAAAGCGCGTTAGATGCTTGCAATGGTGTGATTTTTGTATCTGATAGCCAAATCGTTAATTTGTTTGTGGCTAAGCGATATGGCGATCCGCACATAGAGGTGTTGATAAGGGAGACGGAATGAATACTTTACTGATTATTCTTATGCTTTTTCTAGGATCAATTGCGTTATTAATGATTTTGATCGCCACTTGGGCGGTGATAGAGGAATTATCGAATGACACCTGAAAGACACGCACAGTTTATCTATGACAACGCAACGGCGTATGCAAAGGCCAAATCCATTCGGATTGGGTGCGAATTAAAGTTAAAAAGTGCCAAAGCCATTTGTATGCGATCCGTTGCCGGTGAATTCACGCAAATAGCGGCGCAGGAAAGGGAGGCGCTATGTGATCCGGAATATTTGGGATTAATTGAAGACTTGGAAAACGCGGTGTTGACGGAGGAGACGCTAAAATATCAGCTAGAGGCATCGAGGCTATCGATTGATATTTGGCGCACAAGGGAGGCATCCGAGCGCCTTGGGATAAGGTCACACGAATGAAATGCCCCACCTGTGGATTAATCGGAAAAATACTAGAAACACGCACCAATGATGATGAATCCAAGCGGCGGCGATATGAATGCAAAGGCGGGCACCGATATAGCACCCGTGAAATCATATCCAAAGATGAATTACATTCGCAACAAATCCTTATTAAAAGTAGTGGCGGCGATGTCTTGTCAACGGTGTGGTCACCACGAATCTCAGGCCGCGCATTCTAATTGGCACGGCGGCAAGGGCCGCGGGATTAAGGCATCCGATAATTATGTTGCCGCGCTTTGCCAACCTTGCCATCAAGAAATTGATAGCGGCCATCTTATGACAAAGGCGGAAAGAATGCACGCGTGGTATCTAGCGCACATTCAAACCATACACTATCTACAAATTACTAACCAATGGCCCAAAGGCGTGCCACTAACCGATCTGTATTTAAATCGTTAGCCCTTACGCATATTGGGCAATGGTGCGCTTGGTTGTTTCATCCCCGCATCATGCGAATGGCTAGGGTGTGCGTGTGAAATATCCGTTTTTTCATGCTTTTTTAATTCTTTTTCAATCCGCATAACGTGCTCACGCTCTTTTTGCCATTCCTTTTTAACCACAAAATGTTTATCCATTTCGTGTTTAGTTTCGCCTTTGGTGAATTTAAAATTCGTTGCCATCTTATCCTCCTAAAACCTGTAATGCTTTTGCCGATTGGGCGATTCTATCTTGTAGGCCAATCAAACCGCCATTGATTCTTTTGCACAATGTTTCCGCGTTATCAACCAATTTACCACACCCGTGCGTTTCCCAAAACCATCCGGCCGATAGCGCGGCAAACATCGGTGTGGCGATTAAATCCGGATTCATCACAAAATCTTGGCCTAATGCCTTTCCGCAATGCCAATAATTATCGTGGCCGGTTAACTGAAAAAGCCCACGGCCGCGAAAACGAAACCCATCCCCGCTTTGTTCATCCCGATTCCCCATCCGATTGCTATAAATATGATTGGCAATCAATTGTGGGTTTCTTGCGTATTTATTGGCATCATCCATTGTTGGAAACCGCTTAGGCCATAGTTTCATTAGGGTTTCGGCACGGTAATTTAAGTTTTCCTCCAATAGCCTAAAATGCCCCGATTCGTGGCTTGCTTGGCCAATAAACGCGGCTTGTTCTTTTGGCGTATTCATGCCAAATTTGACAAACGTTGTTGTCAACGGCTCAGACCACTCCGGCGCAATCCCTAATGCGTGTAACTTTTCGGCACTAATCATTTCACCCCCGCATTTACTATTTGCATCACTTGGTTGTATTGGGCAATGCAGGCGTTGAGGTTGGTGATGGCGGTGTCACCATCGGCGGCGATGGCGATAATATCTTTAGTAGCCTGTCTGTTAGATTGGCTTGCATCGGTTTGATTTCCATCGGCGGCACCTGAATCGGCTTGTAGGGAACAACCGGAGGGGAGGCGCAATTCGCCAGAATCAACGCGGGCGTTAAGACTAACCACTTTGGCTTGAATGTCATTTTTTGCCTTTCTTAAAGCACCATTGGCCTTGTCAATCTTGGCCGTTAATTCGGCTTCTTTGGCCCTAGCCTCTCCATTAAGTCTGTCAATTTCTGCTTGATCCTCCGCAACACGGCGGTTATAGCCAGTTTCATCCGCAACATAATATCCCCCTAAAACAATCAACACAATTCCCACCACTTGAATGATCAACGCGTGGGGCTTTAGCATGGGCAAAAATCCCACTAAATAGCTAATTGCATACGCGCCAAATCCTAGAATTAGCGCAAATAAAGCCAAATAATGCAAAAGATGTGCAAAAAAATCAAACATTTTTGGTGCTATCCCTTGCGTGCGCCATTCTTTCCCGCTCCTCCTCATCCTCCAACACCGGCGGCCCCGATGGCGGCGGCGGCGGCACCCACGATTCATCAAACCTCGGGTTGGTAAACGTTGGCATAGCGCCGAATGCTTGGCCGCTTTGGGGCATTGCTTGGGGCATTCCATAACAACCGCCCATCATGGGAATCTGTGGGCTTGTGGCTTGTTTTATAGCCCCTATGGTGCCCGCAACGCCGCCCGCCACTTTCTTGCCCGCCACACCCCCAATTGCGCCCACGATTAGCAAAACAATATCGTTTAGCATCTTGGTGTAGGCTTGATCGATGGGGGCCATTGCTTTGATCGGTTGCACCACAAAAGTAACCGAATACAAAAGCGCAACAACAATGAAAAATAGAATAGCGGTGATGGCCAACACCACGATGGCCCACACCCTCACCTCGATTTCGTCACTTGTTAAATTGTTCAACCTTTTTCTCCAA